TCTGCATTTTTGCTTTGGTCCATTTCAACAATCATAGGTGCAATAAACACTTCACCTGCTTCATTGGGTGATGTTTCCATACTCATTGTTACACCAGTTGTGCCTAGATCGGCATCAGTTGTATTGCTTTTAAAAATTAATTGCGTGCCTTCCCTGTCTACCTGGACATCATTTTGGAATGCAGTTTCGCATTCAGAAAAAGTAACACCGCTTGGACATTGATAATTGTAGCCAATTGGATCATTGATTGTTAAATTTACTGTTTCAATACTTTTCTTAACAACTTCAGTGTTTGTAACAACACTATTTGGTACAATAATAGATTGTCTATTGGCTAATTCTATTGGTTGGAATCCTCTTTTATATATTTCATCTGCTTTTTTTCTAGCATTTTCAAAATCTACATCATTTGCTAATTGATAATTTATTACAGTTGTATAAAATTCAATTGCTTTGGCTTTATCACTTAAATTTGTAATATTAAGAGTGTTTATGTGATCAGCAATATCTTTTTTCCTTGCAACATCAGATGCATCTGAACTATCTTTTTTTGAACTTAAAATTGTTTTGATTTCATCTTTTCTAATTTCCGCTTCCAACAACATACTTCTTTCAGCACCTTGTGGTAACTCTAAAGCAATCTCGATAATGTTTGCTCTTGTGCTTACACCTTCTGCTTCAAGCAATTCAGTTACAATACTAATGTTGTTGTCCAATTGCAAAGTCTTGATCAATTCAATTGTTTGATCGACTTGGTTGATGTCGTTGCTTGCCAACCCATCAGTTAAATTTTTTATTTCATTTTGATCAACCAGTGGTATTAATTCTACAGGCACGCCTAATTTATTTGCTGTTTCAATTCTTCTCTTTTTTAAATCTTCGTGCGTGGTATCTGTGATGTTGTCAAAATCAATGATGCCATCTTTTTCTAAAACTTTATAAGGATTTGAATTTCCAATTACATTTTTAAGTGTTTCTTTTCTTTCTTCTATTGTGTTTAATGCTGTGTTGATTGCTAAAACTTTTAAACCTGATTCAGTTGATGCATCTTCTTTCAATAAAGACAGTTGTACTTTTAACAAATCTTCCTGTGATGTTAATTCATCAATTGACATTGTTTTGTGATTTTTTGTATACAACTGTACAAGTTCGCCTTGCTTGTGTGCATTTAAAACACTTTCAATAGTTTCTTCGTCCCAAAAATTTTCTTCTGCCATTGCGTAGATACTTGCAATAGGTACTGCTTCACCAATTGGAACATCATCATTTAATGCTTCTGTGATAGAGTTTGTTATTCTTTCTTTTGCAACTATTGATTCACTTTCTCTTGATTGAACCATTTCTCTAAATTCAGCATTTAGATCACTAACTATGCCAGTTAAAACTTTGTCAGAAATTGTTGTCGGTATTTCAAATTGTGGTAATGCCGCTTTGATTTCATCACCGTATGTTTCTTTTAATTCTTTTAAAAATTGTTTGTGGCCTTTGTTTTCAAGCATTTTTATAAATGCTTCTTTGTCTGCATTTGGAGTGGCTTTGAACGCCGCCATTATTTCAGCATTCAATATAACACCAAACAAACTGTCAGTGTATACACTTAAAGTATCAACATCAATTTTCTTTTGTTTGTTGTATAAACTGTCAAGTATTGTTGTTGCTTCAGCAACCAATGTTTCAACATTGTCCCCACCTGATAAAATTGCTTCTTCAATATTATTTGTTATTGTAGTAATTCTATCAGTTTGTATTTTTAATTCTTCTTGTTGTACTCTTACAAATTGGTTTGTGCCAATTTGTCTATTAAATTTTGCAGATGTGCTATCAAAATCTATAGTCATTGCTTGTTGTAAACTTGATGGCGTGTCTGCTAATAGATCATTTCTTATTTTGTCTTTGCCTTTGTTGTATGCTTCAAGGTCATATTGATTTTCGTTGTATAATGTTTGCAACGATGATTCATATTCAGTTTTCTTTTTAGCAACAAAACTTGCTCTTGCACCTTCTTTGTATGCTTCACCTCTAATAGTGTTTGGTTTTGCTTCTGCTTGTTTTATTGTTGTTGTGCCTGCTTCCATTTCTTGGAAACCTGATTCTTTACCTTCTGTGGCCGCAACTTTGTCTAAATGGTTTTGTGCTAGATTATTAACACCTTGTAATAAAGGTATAGTTGCATCTTTTAATTGTGGTGCTCTAAACCCTGATCTTACTGTTGTTTTTGATTTATATGTAGGTATTTTTGCCATATTATCCTCTCATCGCCCATCTAGTTCCATAATCTAATAATGTTGCTGTTGCTTGTTGTTTTCCATATGCTCTTAAGTTTTTCGCTTTGATCATTCCGCTGTAAACTTTGCCTTGCGTTTCAAACGCATCTGCAAAATCTTCATACGCAAATTCTTGTGCAGTATCACTCATCACATCCACTGGTGTTCCTTTTAATGGATCCACACCTGACGCACTAAACAATGCTAATTGTTGACCAACTGCTGATCTCATTCTTCTTTTTCTTTCAGATGATCTTAACATAGCCGCTTGTTCCATATTCTTAACTTCATATTCTGTTAAAGTGGCTTGTTGGTTTGCAAGTGCCATTTGTTGTGCCGCCATAGCCGCAGTTGAACCTGCCGCGATAAATGGTGCCGCAATACTAACTGCTGTTAAAACAGGTTGCATAGCAGTATAAATGCTACCCAATGTGCCTAACAATGTGCTAGTAGTAGAGGCCGCGGCTAAACTTGCTCCGCCTGCCGCTCCTGATGCCAAAAATCCTGTTGTTGCCGCTGGTGCCAAGAATGCCATTGATTAGTAGCCTCCTATATTATTATTCAACAAGTTAGATCCAGTAGTTTGTGCAGTCGCTTCTTTTGTTACGCCAACTCCTAGTGCTTCACCTCTTCTTGTAACTAAACTTTTTCTGCCTGATCTTCTTTTTGTGTTTAAAAGACTTGTGTCTCTGCTTTCACTACCAATCTCATTAGATTGTGATCTTGTTTTTCCAACCTTGTATGCTCTTCTGCTTTTTGGTCTTGGATTAGGCATTGGTGTAGGCAATGGTTTAATTGGACTTGGTGGTGGTGGTGGTGGATAACCTTTTGTGTATGCAACCGGACCTTCATATTCATATGAATCTTCTTCAATAATATTAAAGTCTTTGTCCCACACAATTTTATTATAGATTTTCATTTTTAACTCTCCAATGTTAGTGGAACTTTGTATTCCACCGTTGCACCCAATATGGTTGCAGGCAATGGAAGTGTACAGTTTGCTGTGACTGTAAGATCAACACCAGTTCCACTTAAGAAAACTAATTTTGTTCCACTAAAACTAGTTGGTGATGCACTTACAGTAGTGTTATTTAATGTCTGAAAGGTCACATCGTATCCGTCAAATGTTAATGCTTGAGTATTTTGCAAAATAATATCTGCTCTTTTCTTTGTGACCTGCTCACCTCTCTGTGAGTATTGATTTTGTATTATCACAGTTGCTGGTAATGTTTCAATATTACTTTCATAGTGCAACCCTGCTGAAACATTTGTAAATGTTCCACTCAATGTTCCTACACCTGATCCATTCAATGTAATGTTTGCGTGGACCGATCCATCAGTTAATACTCGTACTGATTCATTAGATAAATGATCCAATGTTATTGATGTTTGTGGTGTGCTTGTTTCAGCAAGATAACTGTCCATATAGAAATCTGAGTCTTCCATTTTTTCTAGATAGATCTGTGCAGTCGAATCCACTGTTCTTTCTACTAAGGCGTATAATGCATTGTCTACTTCACAAACTTTTTTAAAGTTTCCGTCTGTTGTAAATCTTGACCAACCCAACACATCTTTTTCAACATTAACTGACATACAACCCAAATTGCCTGAACTGTTAACAACAAACACATAGTTTGAGTTTGTGTCTGCAAATGATCTAACAGCCGCTATGTCTATAGGGTTATCTAAAATGTGATGTGATACAAGTGTGTAATTTTTTGCTGTGTATCCGTCTGTGTTGTAGTTGTAACTGAATGCTCTCAATTCAGTGTTGTTGGATAAGAACATTGCCTCTGTGTCAACCATAACTGGTTTGTGGCCGTTGTTCATTATTCCGTAATTTGTTTGTCTATTGATTGAAACTGATGTAGGTGTTACCGGTGATCCTTCCATCAACCATTCACCTGAACTTGCAAAAATATATAATTGTTGTGTTGATACCAAATGATATATTATTGAAACTTCATCCGAAGCAATAGTAAAACTAAATCCAGCATCATCTGTAACTTGTCCTAAGATGTGTTCTTCAGTTGATATAGTTGAGTTACCACCTGTTGTCGTTGTAGTTTTTTCTATCTCAACAACTTTTGTTGTGGGTTTAAAATTGTAGAATGATCCTGACTGTGATCCAAATATAGTTTGTGGATTGTCTCTGCTTCCGCCAAACACTAATCTATTCTGGTGGAATGAAACTGATCTAGGCCAACCACCACCGTATGTTGATGATAGATTTGAAAATGCATCTATCTCCCAAGCATCATTTTCTACATTGTCATCATTGACCATTTCTTCTTCTACTGTGCAATAAGCCACTGTGTCAGAATCTACTTGATGTATCTTTGCAGTTCCACCATTTAATGAAATGTGTTGATTGATGTGTCCTGTTGGCCAATTGCCTGCTGTCCAATCATAACTTCCACTAGTGATTGTTAATTTAACATTTGCACCAAATGAAACATTTGGATTACCGTTTGAGTGATTGGCTACTGCATCAACTTGTATGTTTGAATCAAAAGAGTGATTCACAAGTGGTACATAATCAAAATCTAAATTTCTTGCAGTCCAAGCCGTGTGACTTGCACCTCTGACCAATTTAACTGGTCTAAAATCTTTGTGTACGATCAATAATGTGTCAAGCGTTTGTGCATATCTAATTTCTGGAAGTGTTGTTGCGTCCCAAGGACAAACATTTGAACTTGCACCATCTGTCACTGTTGCTTGATATAGATCTGATTTGTAGATGTGTACTTTGTTTGGTTCAAAAACTAAAACATATTCTTGTTCGTTACCATAGTTGAAAGGAATCAATCTTGAACTTGCGTGGAATCCATTGTCACCCGCACCCACAGTTTCTGGATGGTCATCAACAAATTTAAATCCTGGTCTTCTTTTTATTCCACCCTGTGGTAGTATTAAAAAATTATTGCAAGTTCTTAATCCTGCTTTGTAGATATTGGTGTCTGCTCTGGCCTCCATATATGGCCCAACTTCACCTTTTGTAAATAGAAATTGAGTTTGCTTTAGAACACTCATTTATTGTCCTCTTTAACTTCGTTTAACATTAAACTGACCTTGATGTGCTTCAATTAAACTTCCTCTTCCTATAATTGATTGTGGTGGATTTTCTTGTCCGTCCGCCACCCTTGCTCTTTTCAGTTTATCTAAAAATTCTCTGTATACTCTTTCTTGTGTTGAACCTTGACCTGTAAGTGCTTCCGCACATTCATAGGCCAATTTTGCAACCAAGCATTCTGTGAAGAACGCAGGAAATTCATCTTCATCTTGCAACTCAATGTATTGTAAAATTGCACCTGAAAATGTTGTATAAATTTTGTTGTTTTCTACACTATAATCATTGTACTGTTGTCCATCAGTGTTCATTACACCCAATATCCTAACTGTGTTTGCAGGCAGGCTGTAAACTGCTGTGTAATTTGGATCAGTGATTGTTTGATTAAGTTGTGATAATGTAGTTTTCTTAATAGCAAAATTCCATTGTGCATAGTTAAACAATGATTCTTTTACTGTGTCGTATAAGTTTGAAACAACCTGTGCTTCTCTTGTGTTAGCAGAAAAGTCCGTTACTGGACTTCCGCCTATTCTCAACATTGCCATTGTTGCTATTTTTTCTTTGGTCATTGCCATTGTGTGTATCCTTTAATTGTATTTATAAAAAAAGGGCGATATGCCTAAACAAACCGCCCTCTTAGATTGTATCTAATCCCTAAGGATTAGTCTGCATAATAAAATTATACAGTTACAAATTGATTACTCACCTATATCTAGTTGAACTAGTGCATTTGAATCAATAACCGCACAACCTTGTGTGAACTCTGCAGTCACCAAGTGTGCAACTTTTTGTGCAACATAGTCAAATCTAGATGTAAGACCTTTACCAATAGCACAACCGATTGCATTAGAATCATAGGCATAACACGCTCTTGATGAACTTGCGCCTGTGTTTGTTAATGCATTAGAAACAATTACATTGAAACCCATTACATTTGGTATAAAACCAGTCTGTAAACCTTGAGTAGCAACATAGTCAGATGATACTAATGTAGTATCACTTAACATATCTGTAAGTGCTTTTGGAGAGATTACTAAGAATCTGTTACCAGTTGGTACATCTTGTAAGTTTAGAGCCTCTGCCGCCTCGACAAGTTTTGCTTTTGTCAAACCAGTTGAAGTTCCGTCTACAGTCGCACCTGGTGTAGCCGCGTCTAAAACAGAAACGATCTCGTTGTCGTATGCTCTGTTTAATGCCGCAGAAATCGCCATTTGGTATGATTTTCTGTAATCTATGTTTGTTCTTAATTGATCGATGTCCTCAATGTACTCACCCGTTACGAATGAATTCATAGTCGCAGTTACTACTGCGTGGTCGGCACCGTCGCCTGTGTATGAAGCACCATCTGTTGGAGCCGTGAAGCCTGATGG